ATAGAACTGCTTCGGTCCCAGCACACAATTGTACAGGTCCCAATAGTCCATCTGCTCGTTGGAGCGTTCCCATTGATCCTGAAAACCGCGCTCCACTTCTTTCAGGATATCGAGGCAGGCGTCCTTGATTTTTTCCTTGCCGATAAGCTCTTTGTTACGCGCCACAATAATGGGGTCCTTCGGCTCTTCTGATTTTTCCGAAGGCTCGATGCGAATGTCTTTTTTCTTTTTCGCCATTGCCCCACTCACGGTGGTGGATGCGCCGTCAGTCCAGCAGCATGTGTCTTGGCCGGCAGATTGTAGGTCGTACCGGTCGTCGGATCAACCCATGGCCAAGTATCGCCGCCAGCGAAGAACGACGGTTTACCCGCCAAATACATGGAGTTGACAATCGTGCCTGCTACTGCACCGTCCTCCCACTTCTGAGAACCGGTACTAGGGAGCCAGTCCCAATTGCCGGCCCGAATGATGTGCCCAACAAACGTGAGATCTTTCATCTTGGTATCGGTACCATTATCCCATCCGATGTAATAAATGTTTTTATTGGGCGACGGGTAAGTGTAATCCGTCTCGTAGGTCCAGCCAGCCATCTGGCCCGAAAGCCCGAGCACGTTACCTACGTAAGAGCACCAGTAAGTCATCGCCTGAAGACCAGCAACGCGCAATGGCCCCGCGCTTGCATCCGTAGTGTCGTCGTAGGTAATTGGCCCACCGGCAACAAAATAATTCACGTACGGCGAACGAATGCCGCGCAGATGGTTGCGAAACCATGTGATGCAGTTGCTTGGTCCTGCGGTAATATCGCTATCGGCATTGAAGCTGTAATTACCCTCAAACAACACGTGGCTAGAACCGCAGAAATGCGAGGCGTTCGCCCCGACTTCCATCCAATGCTGAAACGAGTCGATAAAGCCCTTGTCGAAATAGTTGTAGCCGTAGACGCAGCCGCGCCCGCTGGCGCGCACCAACGTCACCTTGTCGCAATCCTGGCTGACGCAATTTTCATAGATACTGTCGCTGGTCGCCCAGTTCATGCACAATGAGTAAGAGCCGGAAGCATTACGCGGATAGACACAATCGAAACTATCACAACTCCGCACGTGAACCCGAAAGCATCGCTCCATATTGAAATTCGGGTTGTAAGCCCACCGGTAGCTTTGCACATTTTGCAGCCAGCAATAAGCCGCATCCTGTATCTGTACCCCTACGCCCGTTGCTCCTCGGATCGTCAGATTTTCCACACCGACATTCTTGATGTGCGCAGTGTTGTATTTTGTTACTTGCGCCGTATAAACAGTGTGATAATTGAGATGCAACGGCGTCGAAAACGTTACTACCTTGGTGGACGTGTTGATCGCCGTAATCTCTTTCACTTCGTTCAACGGACGATCAAGACGACAATAAAAATCTCCATTGCCGTTTGGGATATTGGGATAAGGCGCCGAAGACGAATTCAAAAAATAGCCATCACGCGACGAAACTTCAGGATTGTGCTTCGGCCATATAATCCGATAATCGGAGCGCGCCCAAATCTGCCCACCAGGATTGAACACCTGCGGATCGGTCACCCACTGCGCGCCCGAGACCTCGTCAAGCACCACGAAATCACCGACCGAAAGACCGGTCACGTCGACGAGCGTAATCGTGTTCTGCCCTTTGACCCCATCAACTGCGAGGTTACGGCTAAATGCCTCGTCGCCCGCCCGCTGCCCGTAGCGCGCAGGGCCGATAATGATGCCGGGCAGATATGTGCCTATCGGCGCAGGCCCATCGCTGCCCGTCCCAGGCGGACGCTGTATCTCCGCGCCGCTCGTATCCTGACAGCGGATTTCCGTTACACCGGGACCAGAACCACGCAGGATGACATTAGGCTGCTTAATCCAAATCGGGTCGGTGCCTTGCTTCAGGAACGGACCTCCCGAAAGTAGCACCACCTTACCAGCTGCCGCCGGGTTATCCAGCGCTGCTTGAATTTGTGGCAGGTCATTGCCGCCGCTAGGCGTCAATGTAACATATATATTGTTATTAACCGGAAGACCACCCTGAAAATAAAAACCAGGGTTCCACGTCGTTACCCGCTCTGCCGGCAACGAAAAAGCACCGGCTACCGTTGGCGGAGCACCAGAATACTGGACTATCTGCGCCTTCGCGGTAACAGCAGCAACTGTAAAAGACGCTAGCGTAAGAAGAAACGCACGACGGTTCATTGGCCAACACCCATGAGCAATCGCTGTGTAGCCGCCCCGCCTCCACCGCCACCCGCACAGCCGCCGGGTGCGTTAACCAAAGCAATCTCAGCACCCCATGCGGCACTGCCCGCCAGCGTACCGGTACCAGTGATCGCCGCGCCCGCGCCGGTATAGTACGCCATACCAAACCCGGACGACGAGAAGCCGCTGCGCGTGTCGATGTTGGTTCCGTTCGTAGAACTCACGACCTGAGTCGCGCCGCCAAACCCCGCCACTGCCATGCACGCCGACGAGGCCGTAGTCGAAGTCGTGACGGACGCGCTTGTAGAAGTACCCGTTGCAGTCGTCACCTGCACCGCTGCGGCAAGGTTCGACGTAGCTGTGCCGGTAAACGTGATGCCACCATAGACGAGTGTGTTGCTCGTCAGGTTGCTGCCGCCGATGTTCAAGGTCAGCGATCCGGATGGCGGGTTGAGCAGCGCGAAGTAGGAGAGACTGAAGGACCCGAGATTGACCTGGGTGCCGATCTGCGTCATGGCGTTGCCGCCAAGCGTGACGGTCCAGGTCCCCGGCGTGGTCGTGTCCGCGCCTATAAAGACAATTGCCAGCGTGGCGCTGGCGCTGGGCGAGATGAAGCCAGAGAACGGCACGCCGCCGGTGAAGCCGGCGCCCCAGCTGCCCATGTGATTGTTAGGCCCCGGCGTCGTGACGCCGACCGACAGCGCATCGAGCGCGACGGCGCCGACCGCTATCCGCGCAGACAGAACGAGCGCGAGAAGTGCAGCAATCAGCACCCTCATTGCTGGACCCATGCGACGTGCCCGGACAACGGCCCGGCCGACGAGGTAATCAGGCAGAAGTCGACGTTGGTCCCCGCCGTCGCCGCGATGGTCCCGCTGCCCGAGCCCATGGTAAGACCGCCGTTAGCCGCAAGATTGAGACCGTTCGCAGCGGTCGTCCCGCCAATCACACCAGCGGTACCGGTGCCGCAGGTGCCGCCCGTACCTTCAACCACCGCCACGTTGTCGATTGAACCTGCCACCAGCACCAACGCACAGATATACGTCTTCTTGGCAGCTACCGGAGCGATGATCCGCGTGGTCGTCGCCGTCGTCATAGATATGGGCGTGTAGCTCTTGACGTTAGCCGCACACGGATCGGGATTGGTGCTTGCCGAGCAGCCAGTTGCGCAGTTGACCCGCACATTGCCAGCGGTGTCGAGCGACACCGGCGAGGTCTGCGCCGTGGTATAGGTCGGCGCACCGGTCGTCACCGCTCCCATGACCAGGGACCCGGTCTGTCCCGCAGTCGTCGACCCTTGCGCCAGTCCAGTAGCCGCCTTCACATTGACCCATAGCCCATTGGTCGTATCCGCCCTTAAACGGTCCCAGGTGGTACCGTTGAAGCCATAGCCCCAAGCCGCTGCTTGGCCGTTCGTTGCCGAGGTCGCCACGGCATCGGCGTTGTTGTTGAAGGTGCCGCCGACACAGCCGACCGCGCAATTGATGTTGAGGTTGTTCGAGCCGTCAGCAGTCAGGTTGACCATATTGACGCCAGACTTGACGCCAATCGCGGTGCCGGTCAGCGGGAACGTGTTGGCGAAGCTCGACGACGTGCCGCCGCCTCCGCCACCCCCGCCGCCTCCGCCCGAGCCGGTGGGCAGACCCGTGCCACCCGACGTATTGACGGTCGTCGTGCCGCTGGAAGTGATGCACGCTATATTGGTGTTGCCGCCAACAGCGAACGCCATGAAGCCGCCGGGCGCAATCTGATCGTTCGACGTGGTGGCGACCACCGCCACGGTGCCCAGCTGACAGAACGCCGCGTTGGCGCCGGTGTTGTAGGCGACGACTTCGGCGCCTGCCGGCAACGCCTGCCGCGAAGAAGTAGTTGTAACGGCTACAGGTGTACCGTAGACGCTCCCCGGAGCAAACCCCGACACGGACGCCGACACGGTGGCGTTGACGCACATCTTGCCGCTGGTGTCCATGGTGATAGTGCCAGCCGAACCGGGGTAGAGCGATTGCGGCGGAGAGCCGCAAATCTGCACCACCTGATACTGCTGTGCAGGCGCGCAATTACTAGCGAGAAAGACGATTGTTCCCGCCACCAATCCAATGAGATTTTTCATGTTCACGGTCCCGTGCTTGTCCGGGCAACGCCGACACGTACCGTTGTCCCGATGGGGTTACCTGAACGTTTGGCACCCCACGGTCCTCCACTATACCGATTTTCATCAACGCCGCAAACGCTTCCAATCCCTCCATCAAGACGCGGTAGACGCCGGTACGCGCTTCCTCCGCCACGACGCCCTTGGCGTTGACGGCACGCGTGTAGCCTGCCGCTAGGGCGTTGAGGGTCCAACGCGCCTCCATCGATACCTGGAAAGAGGGATCACCTTTGAACTGCCGTCGCAGTAGCTCCCTAATCTCGTCCCGGCCACCGCCGCTGTCGCCACCCTTGACGAGTTCCGCCGGGAGCTTGGCCACCGCACCGCGCAGTCCAACCCGGTCAAAAGCAGAAAAAGCGGAAGGAGGACCAACAAGACGAGGATCGCCACCAGCAAGGCGAGCATCAACGACAAGACCAGCCAGTACCGAACCAGGGTCGCCATCACGCACGTAATCCGATATGACATGGAGCGCTCCATGCACCACCTGACACACGACACCAGTCGTTACCGTTCCGGTCGCATTGAGCGCAAGCCACGTCGGAATTTTAGAACGCACACCAATCCTATCAACGACGTGCTGCGAAGCAAAGTCCTCGTACATCACGTTACCGGGACGCATGCGCAGCGCATATGCAAGCGCATTGGGCGCGTCGATACGCCCCGCCGGGAACGACAGCAGCTGCTGGCGCAGCACGGTAAGCTCCTGCGCAAACGTCACTTCCTTCGCCAAAAAGAACGGCTGCAAACCTTCGATAAACTGTATCTTCCCCTTCGGTGCTTTCATCGCCACCACAGGAATAATCATATTCCTCCGCACCATCTCGTGGCGCAGCGGCTGAAGCAGAAACTCGTTAAGGCCATCTTCCTCTACGCCAACGGTCACGGGAGTATAATTCTCCGCGCACCAAAATACGTGGTTCACCAGTTCGTCGGGTAGCCACATACTGGCCCCACCATCCCAAATCACGAGCCGGTTTGTTATCCACGACCATACACACCATCCCGTCGTCGCAGAGGTAGATTTCACAGATCGGGCAGGGTCGTAGAATGCAAACGTCGGATGCCATGTTCTTACCTTCGGCTCTACCCGGATCATCTCGTGGGTGAATATCTTGCGCTTGGGGTCCTCGGCTTGGCACATGTATTCCCGAAGATAGTCTTCAAGGAGACCCGCGCGCAGAAACTCGTCCTTCTTGGCATCGATCCAAGGCAGGGGGTAGCGCGCTTCCCAGGTCGCTCTGCGCTCGCCATGCGGGTCGATGTACTCGATGGGATACGTCCGCGTTATCCAACCAGGGAGCTTTTGCAGCTGGAACGGAAGCGAGAAGACGGCGAGCGGCGTGGCGTGGACGCGGATGCGCGCGTCCTTGTCCAAAGCCGCGAGCAATACCGAGAGGAACCAGCGCATGGTCTCCTCCGCGTCGCGTTCCTCAAGGAGCTTCCCCGGCTCGACTTCCTCGATGTCGTCGCAGAGGCAGAAGTCGGGACGGAACTGCAAGTGCTTGGTGCCGCGCAACGACTGCCCCTTGCCCACGGCAATGATGCGCACGCCGTTGTTGAGAATTATCTCCGCCTCGTTCCACACCCGCGCGCCCTCTTCCCCCAAGGGGCCGAACAGCTGGGCAAGGTACTCGTTGGTGTCAAGCTCGTGCTTGATGGCGCGCAGCCGCTCGACCGCCCTGGCCTCGGTGGAGCCGACCAGGATGGCGTTGTGGAACAGCCGGTAGGCGGCAGCGATCACCAGTGCCTCTTCCGCAGCGGTAGTCTTGGCCGACCCGCGGAAGCCCATGATGCCGACCGCCGGCGCCCGTGAGTGCCAGAGGTCGATCATCTCCCCGTGGAAGGGCGGCGTCGCGTCGGTATGCCGATGGCGGAACAGGACGGCGTGGGCAAGCCGGCG